CAGTCATTTCTGCAATTAATTTAGCTTTTCTAGACTCTAAACTCATAGACATTTGCATAATTTGTTGTTGATACTGCGGATCTTGCTGTAACATTGGATTTTGTTGTGCCATTTGTTGCATTTGCATTAATTGTTGTATCTCATCTCTAAATTCTACCTCTAATTGCTCTTGTGCCATCAAAGAAATGTGTTCAAAAATGTTTTTTTCGAGTGCAGCCATCACAACTGGACTATTTCTAGCAATATTTGTCGCCATAAAGTTTAAATGAGTCGTAATATGCGCTTGATGGTCCTGTCCTTTGAAAGCTTGGAATGGTTTGTTGCTCATTGCAAGAATATTTTCAGTTGCAGGGTCCATTGGTTGTGGTTGTTGCGGTGGTGGTAAAATTTTATCAATATTTTTTACACCAATTGCTGAATACATTGAATGAAATGCTTCATACAAGTTATGCATTTGCGGATTTGACATCGCAAGTTGTAATTCTGTTTGTGCTAAACTAATTCTTTGTGATTGAGAAAAAATATTTGGATCTGCAACAGGTATAATATCTATCTTATCATCAAAATCTGCAACTTTAATATTTCTTTGACCACCTACTACATCATATGGATACTCTTGAGGTAGATAAGTTTTAAAAACACCAGCTAATAATTTAAATTCACTTTTCATCGCCACATACAATCTTTTATGTATGGCTGACATGACCCTGGAGCCTCGCTCTAAAAGGGCAATAGTCGTTCCAACAGCTGCCTGCTGGTTGCCGTCACCGACCTGCATGTCAGCTATGGCGGCAAATCGTTGCCCTGCCTGTACCACTATTCCCATCAACTGTAATAATGTTGGTGAAGGTTCTTTAAATGGTAATGGCATAAATGCATCTTTAATACTTCCTCCAGGTGCATCTACATCTCTGAATTCTCCAGGTTGGATTGCCTGCGCTTCGTCTCTTACTCGTATTCCTCGTTGTTTAAATCCTGCAGGTAAATTACTTAACGTACCTGCGTCTAGTAGTTGTCTTAATGCAGTAGTTGCCGTTCTAGACAAACCACCTATCATATGAATTAAACCAAAACCGTAAAAACCCATACCCGGTAAAAATTTAAAATGAACAAAATAATCTATTTTAGATTTTGTTGGATCTTCAGCTTGAAAGTTTCTTCTAATTGATAATATTTCTCTACTACCCATTTCAAGAGTTACAATGTATGGAAGTTTAATTCCTGTTGGCTCTCCATCTGAGTCTTTATCTTCAAAACCATCTAAATCTAAATCAGTGTGTATTTCTAAAATAGTAAAGATGTCTTCATCTTTTCCTTTTTTAACACCTTCTAGTTCTCGTTCTTTTTTCTGTACTTCTGTTTCTTCATTGTAACCTGGTGTTAGTTCCATGTCTTTGTAAAAACCTGATACTTGTTTTTTTCTAACTTCGTTTTCAGACATTTTAATCATGTGAATAACAGACTCTGCATCCTCTAAAGAAGTTGCAGTGTATGGAACAACTAAATCATCAGCCGGTACAAATTTAGACACGGCTCTGCCAAGTAGTTCATCGTAATAAACTTTCTTGAACGCAGAGCCGGCAAGAGGGAGATAAAAAAGCATTTGATCGAACTCGGGTTCATACTCCTTCATCACATCCATGAGTTGATAGTTCATGAATTCTTTAACTCTGTTTGATTGATCTTCTCTAGCTCTATCTGCTAGTCCAACTATTCTAGTATGTACTGGACCATTAGCCGGTAATAATTCTTTGTAAGCTTGTGCTTGAAATTGTGTTACTGCTTCTGCAAGAACAGGATGTGTTGCACCACTTGCTCCTTGAAAAGGTTGAGTTGGATTTTCATATTTAAATCCTAAAAGATCTAAACCTTTTGTGTAACTATCTTCCCAATCTTTTCTTGAAGATTTATATTGATTGTAATTTTCTGCAAGTTCAGAACCTAGTTTACCTAAAACATCTTCTGGTAAAAGTTCTGCTAAATTATCAAAATGAGATTCGCCGCCACCTGCGTTAACTGCTTCTGGATCGAAATTAATTGTCGCTCCACCATCTTCGTCTTGAGTTATTTGAATGTCGTCCGGTCCAACTTGTTCTTTAATATTTTCTTGTTGGGCCTCAACAATTTCTTCTTCTCCAGGTATTTTAATTTCAGTCTCTACGTTTGGTAGGGCTTTGTCTATATCTGCCATTTATATTCTCCGAGTTCCTTATGTTTGTAGCTTGTTTTGTCTGAACATTCAACCCTTGTGAATCAGGTCCTTTTAAGGGTGGGATTTCCTTCCATTTGACGTGTTGCATATTTACAACAAGAGTTTTATTCTTCATTGCTAAACATACCTCTTTTGTTTCTGTAATCATCAAACAATTCGTATCCGCTAATACCAGCAGATAATGCAAGACCTGGTAAACCAAATCGTCTTGATACAGTTTTCAATACACTTGGACTAATCCCAAGTCTCATAGTTTTTGCAAGCGTAGGACTTAGTCCTTTGGTAGCAAATTCAGTTGCAGGACCTGCAAATGCAGCTCCTAAATAATTCATTGGATTAGTTGCAATGTCAGTCAATGAATCACCTTGTTGTACTTGACCTGCAATAAATAAAGGTTCAGTTGCAAGTAATGCAGCCGGTGTACCTAAAGCACTTAAACCTCTTCCTAAAGTTTTTAATGCAGTTTTTGTAATTCCAGATTTATTTGCACCCAATGCTCCACTTCTTGCTGCTTCAATAGTTGATGGTGCAACTGCTGCAGTTCCTGCTACAGCACCAGCTCCAATAACTGGTAATTGATAATCTAATATTGCAGGACTTTCTTCTGGTGTATTATCTAATTTTCCTGTCACCATGTCGATCAACATATTCTTTTGTTGACTCTCGTCAGATAAATAAGTTGTTGGGTCATCATTCATAAATGTTTTAACAACGCCTGCTGTTGCTGCACCGACTGCAGCTAGTGCACCAAATTTACCTGCGCCTCTTGTCAAAGGACTTTGTAAAAATTTTGTTGCTGAGTTTTTAAATTTGTCTAACCTACTTGCGTCTTGTGCTAATTTTTCTGGTTCCTTTCGTATTGCTTCTTCAACAGCATCAACACAACTTATTGTTCCACCATTTGCTTTTTTAGTTCTAACAATTTTACATATAGGTCCATTTGCTGCTGCATCTTCTCTTATATCAGAAAAAAGTTTGTAAGGGTCTGTATCAAAATCTAGTTGTTTTAAATTTTGTGATACTTTAGTTATTTCACTTTTTGGAATATTAGCCTGGGCTTCTTGAACTGCTTTAGCATTTTCCATAAAAAAATATCTATCAATAGGATCAGGTATTATTTTATCTATTGCTTTTATATTACCTCTAAAATTTTTTGGTGATACCTCCTGTATACTTTTACCTTCAAAAAGACCAAAAGGGTCGACTGTTTTTGAAGGATCTAATCCTAATCTATACGTGTTTCTTGTGATAGGTTCTTCTACTTTAAAACTTTTATAACCTTTAGTTGCATAAGCAACAGCCGCCCCTTTATCATTAATCTTGTTTATTTTATTTACATATCCTTTTGATTTATTTTTAAAAAGTTTGTCTCTTTCTTTGTAAAGCTGGTTTAAATAAGGATCTACATTTTTTAATATCTCTTGGTTTATTCTTTGTGGAGAATAACCAAGTGTTTCAAATTTAACCACCTGACTACCTAAATCATCCATATGTGATAATTGAGATGTTACACTTCCTTCCATGGCTCTTTCAAAAGCAGGGACACTAAATTTTTTAATTTTTTTCTTCCTAATCTCTTGAACTTTTTTTGCAGACTCTTCTGGGTTAAAACCTTTTTCTTCTCTGTATTCGTCAATTAATGCAGCGGGAATTGCTTTTATGGTTTTTTCATTGATTAATTTAGAAACTAGTTTACGAACTCTCGACTCTTGAGTTGATGCCGGTAAATCAGGATAAAGTTTTTTACCCATCGTTTCACCCTTTAGTTTTCCATAATTTTCTTTTACATATTTTAAAGATTCTGCATCTTCTAAATATGAAATATTAGGAGTGAGTGCACTATAACTTGTATTGTTATCTTTTAAAAGTTTTGCAATAGGTTTTGTGCTGGATTTATATGTTTCTGCTATTTTTTCTAATGTATCACCAGCTATAATTTTATTTTTAATTTTTTGTAAATCACCTTTTGGAATTTTAGTGTTAGCATCGTATTTTGCTTTTTTTGCATCAGCCTGTGCAGCTAGTGCTTCTTTTTCTGAAGCAAAATATTCTATACTTGCTTTTGCTTTACCATCCCCTCTTGTACTTCCAGATTTTTTATATCTCCAAGGTTTTTTTGGATCAGGTGGGTTTGCAACTTTTTTAACAGCAGGATCAAGGGCTCCTTGTTTTTTTATTTTATCTTGAATAATTTTATCTGATGTTTTAACCCACTCATCTCTTTCTCTTTTTGCTGTTTTTAATCCTGCAGATGTAAAAGGGAAATATTGTTTTTTTCCTGGAGCTCCTGTTCTTGATGCTCTGATAGCATACTTCTTAGTGCCGCTTGGATATGTAGCCTCGTATAAATAAGGTTCGCCTTCTATTTTTTTAAAGGTTGGTTGAGCCATTAGACCTCCAGGATCTTAGCTAGTCCGCCTTTTGCAAAGTTCTGAGTTTCGTCAATAAACGTTGCAGTCAATCTATCAAACCTTGGATCACCTGGACGTAAGCCATTTGCATCTACGACATTGTTTAAAACTCTATTAGTAAAGATTACAATCTCTTCTGAACTTGCACCAGATGGTAATGCTTCTGCAATCCTTGGACCAAAATATTTATTAACTAATGATATAGGGTCTCCAGCAATTCCACCGCCACCTTCTGTAATATATTTAACATCAACTTCAGATATTATGTCTGCAAGATTTGTTTGATCAGGACTTTCTTTTTTTAATGCTTCTAATAAAAATTCTCTAGCTGTTCCACGTTTAATAGGTGCATCACCCTTATTAGTCATTACTGTTTTATATTGTGCAGCAAGTTCTGGATCAGATTTTGCAAGCTCCTTAATTGTTCTTGCAAATCCTGCAAAGCCTTGTTCAACTGGCGCTGCAATATCTTCTGGTCCACCACGTGAACCTGGGGGTGGTAAGTCATCAACCTCATCTACTTTCGATCTTAAAGACATCAAACCTTCTTGGTCTAGGTTCCTGGTCCCTGTTGCCATGTCCGTGATGTTTGAGACTTGCTTTGGATTAAATACATTATCGACCTTTTGCATGTTCTCTAATAACTTATTAGCTTGAACATCGTTAAGCTTACCAGCGGTCAGATAGCCGATAGAACTTTCTAGTTCTGATAAAATTTTATCTTTACCTAAAAAACCGATTGCCTCAACATTGATGTCAGCGTCGATGAACCCTTCAGGATTTTTACCCTTTCCTAAAAAAGTAATGTTGGATCGGGAACCGAGGACATTGTTCATATTCCCACCTAACTTATTAAATAATGCTAGTATTGCTTCTCCAGCTTTTGGTAATATTTGTTTAACCATAATACTTTACTTCTCCTCGTACAATAGGTTCATCTTGATAATCTTCAGGATGTCGAACCAAACCACCCTGTCTAATTCTCATAATGGCTTGTGTCGTACTATCGACATAGTCATCATATTCTCCAAATGGGAAAGAAGCACATTCTTCAATAACTTCCTGTGCAAAGTGTTCATGCATAGGAGCCCAAATTTTACCACTCTCGAAGAGAGGAGCTACGGAGTTTAATCTTGTATGTTTATCATTTCCTCGGCTAGGAGTAAAGTTAATTACTGGGATATCCATCTGTCTCAATTCATGTGTCAGAGGTAGTCCAGAAGCTTTGGCCTCAACTATTACCATGTCAGGATTCCAGTCTCGATACTCTTCCAGGGCTACCCGCCGGAGTTCTGGAAAATCATAACGGTCTTTAAATGCATTCAGGAGTATAATATTCTGTCCCTGGTCCTCGGTCGTAAAAACACCCCACGTGGTTATAGCACTAAAGTCAGCAGATGCTTTTTTAGTAAATGCTGTATCATAACTTTGTATGATATAATCTAAAGGTGGTGGATATTTAGCCGTCCAATCACGCCACCATTCTCTTTTTAATATTGCTCCTTCCTCAGCAGTCGGGTTCTGCATATATTGAGCCAACCAGTTTGAAACAGGAATTGATGCTTTAGTTTTAAGTAATTCTTCCGATGTCCAAAATTCTGGCCACACAGGGTTACCGTCAGGTAATATTGCAGGCAGTTCTACAACTTCCCATTGATCACTCCCTTCTTCGGATTGAGCTTTTAATAATTGACCAGTTATATCTTTTGTAGACCATCTAGTCATTACAACTACAATTGCACCACCAGGCTGTAAACGTTGACGTGGACCTGACGTGTACCAATTCATTGCTTTGTCAAAAGCTTTACTGTCTTTCCTAATATCTTGTTCTTTGTGTGGATCATCAATAATTAATAGATTCGCACCACGACCTGTGATTGCTCCACCAACACCGGCTGCAAAGTATTCTCCACCTTGATCGGTTTTCCATTTACCTGCTGCCTGACTATCTTCTTGAAGTCTAGTTGCAAAAAGTTCTTTGTAGTTTGGTTGATCAACTAAGTTTTTAGTTTTACGACCAAAGTCTATCGCAAGATCTGCTGTGTGTGTTGCTTGAATAATTTTTAATTTAGGATCTTTCCCAATCATCCATGCCGGGAGTAAGTATGAGGCAAACTCCGACTTCGTGTGTCTTGGCGGCATGTTAATGATCAGACGTTTAATTTTCCCGCTAGCGAGATCATTAAATTTTTTATTAATAATTTTATGATGGGACCCCTCTATAAACTCAGGCCACACATACTTAACAAAACTTAAAAAATTTTTTGTAATATTTGGACGAGCTTCATCTAATGCTACACTACGTTCAAGTTCGATTAGATTATCGATTTCTTCTGGGGTCAAACCCTGATATTTTTTTTCTAAAATTTTTTCGTTTGGCATATCTACAATATGTTTTCAAAACTTATACCATAATCGTCTAAATCTTCAACTTTAGTCATGACTTAGGATCCCTTTTGTATTTAGGGGGGTTGCTTTTTTGTTTTGCAATCTAGAATGCCTAACCGTCTGGTACCTCTATGGGTGGGCCCGCCAGGGAGGGGGTGGGCCCGCCCTGTATAACTTGTAAAATTTTTTTCTTGACACACCATATGTGGTGTATGCAATTACTACATAGCTTGAGGTATGCAGTTTGTGCATAGGATAGTGTAGGATTTGTGGCTCATACCTAAACCACAAACCCTAGCGAGATTAAATCAGAAAGGCATTTCCGATTGTTCTGTTTCTTTCACTTCATCAGTTAGCACCAAAGGTTCTTGAACCTCGCT